TACAGTATTTTGGTCTGTTATATCAGTTTCAGTTTCAAAAACCCTAATACAACTATTAGGTATGTCTCCTGTACCAAATGTATTGTATTCTGTAGTGCCTTCTGCAGGAGCTTCGCCATGATCTCCTGTTAATCTAGTAACTCTAACACTTATAGCATTTTTTGTTGGAAAAATAATTGCGTTATTATTTTGCACTACACTACTATCGGCGTAATATACTCGTGTAAAAGCATCTTTATAAGCTATATCCCCAAGAACTATAATACCTTGAGAATTGGAAGTATTGCCGTATTGATCTCGGACCTTTAATGGAGAAAAGCTTCCACTATTATTTAAAGCATATTCAAATTTTAATAATAGTGGAATTTTTGAACCATTAACTTCTAAACCAGCTACAAGATTAGAGAGTAATCTATTAGGTGTATTACCTGTTGTAGGATTATCTGCTCCTGATAATGAATAAGATTTTCCTGCGTTATTATTATCGCCTTTTACCCTAATTTTTCTTAAACCTTCTGGAAAATGTAATGCAATTTCCATACGATTATAATACAAACTTACATCTGTTCCAGGATCTGGAGTTATTGCTGGTATAGTTTCGACAACAGCGGTATTAGTAGGATTTTGTACTGTTCCGCTACCATTTAATGGGTGTATATTATTTACTATAGTTTGATTAATAAATTTTTGTGCTTGATCGGTTCCATAAATAGTGTTAAAGCCATTTATACTTTCTATAGACTGATTAGTATTAGCAGGAGTTAAATAATCACCATCATAAATATTTTTATGAGAAATAGCATCTATAGCAAAGTTATCTAATATTACATTACCTAACTTTAATCCACTATATTGGTTTCCGGTTGTACTTGCCTCCCAATTATAATAAGTTATTGTATTAGTATTGGTATCAGTGTAAGTTGTTTTAGTTACACTGTTTGGTTTCCAACTATATAATTTTAATGGACCATATCCCCACGTTAATAGCATATTTAAATAGCTATCTCGTTCATCAGCACCAAAATAATTTAAATAATTTACTGCGCCTAGAGGTGGTACTACTTTTATTTTGCCCAATACAATAGGTATTGAGCCATACTTAGACATCTGATTTGCGCTGCCCGTAGCTAATAGCTGGCCTTCTGCCGTACCTGGATCGTTTGTATTTAATTTTGGACGTGGTGGAGCCAATGCCATGCTAATAGCTGTAGTTGCTACAATAGTTGCTGCCGCTGCAGCTACTGTTATTCCGGCACTACTATACCCTAAAACTGTTGTTGCATAAGTATATGCAGTCATACCCATTTCTGCACCAGCAAATGCAGCACCAGTTTCAAAATAAATAATTAATTCTGATATTAAGGCTGCTGCCCACTCAAATCCTGGTCGAGCACGATACTCTACTCTATCACCGTCTACAAGCTTATAAGTTTCCCAGTCAGTATAATTAACTGGTTTTCCATTAACAGTAAAAACTATTCTATCAAATAGCTGTTCTGGTACTTTATAAGTATTTAAAATTAACTCACTGATTTCTTTTATAGTTATTCCAGATATAACTGGCAAAGAGTATACTTGTCTTTTTAATGGATGCGGAATTCCAGTTAGGATAACGGAATTTGAAATATTTTTTGGTTTATTTGGAGTGTAGTCGTAAAATCCAATTATACGATTTTTCCAACGAGAATTAGTAATATCTGCAATTACACAATTTGCCCCTGGCATTACATTTAAAAATTGTGTAGCATTTATCATTAAACCAGAATGAATCGGTAATCCTTTAACCCTTACAAGGATAACTGTTCCTTTTTTTGGATCTGCTGTTTCTAGCCAGTTATCTTCAATTTGAGAATTAATTTGATCGGGTCTAAGATCATAGTTACTAGTTCTTATTTCTTTTAAATTTGGTAATTCTATGTCGAATTCATTTCTATAAACAAGACGAACTAATCCCCAGCAATCTAAACCGCTTTCGTCATCTCCTGCCTCTTTATAAGGGATACCAATGTATTTATTTGTCCACATCAGAATAATCCTGGAAAGTATAGTGGTGTAAAATTATGCTGTGGAAAAGGCTCTCGATCAACTGCCATAGTCGATATTTCACCTACTACCTGATCTTTGTTATACGAAACTGCCATTATATACAGCTCCGCAAAACTTACTTCTACCTCATCTGGATTGCTAGCAAGTATTACTTCTATTTTAATAGGTATTGGATTGCTAATCGTACGAATTAGTGGTGTTAGATGACCAGTAATATTATGAAATGTTATTGTAGCTCGTGGAGCTTTACCATCGCTTTCATCTGGCAAAGTAATCTGCATAGGTATATACAAATATTTCTCACTACGACTAATTACACCATAAGCTATATCTTCATCATCCGTTGTAATTGTGTCATAACTAATTTCGTCCGTAGTTATACTAGTTCCTAAAGTAATATTACCTGTTAACCGCAACGCTTTCCATGTTGTTGGATCATTAGGATTTACTTTGTCAATACCTATACCATCGGCTATTCTAGCAATTACTTGTGTATTATCTTCGGGATTATACATAGTTAACAAAATTATAATTTGTTCACTAGATTCAATACCTAGTACGGCATTAGTAAACTCTGGGTTTGTAACTCTCACGGAAGAAACTCCAGCTGCATTTGTATATTATAGTAAGAAACATTACTACCACCACCAGTAGGGCCTCCTAAATAACTAATTTGATATAGTTGGCCATCTCCACTAGGTACTATTCTGGTTAATTCTGTAATGCCTGTTCTTGGATGCTTAAATTCAAATCTGCGTGTTCCATACAACACATGATTGACAAAACTTTCAAGTATTTCTACTTGTGTATTATCCATTAAAAACTGTACTTGTGCTGTACGTGGACGCATACCCATTCTACGCTGTTTAGCAACACCTCTATCCATAGGTGTACGCCCTATTAAGACTCCACCAGTTTCGGTAAAGTCTTTATTAGGGCTTTGTGGTAATCCAGTGGGCCATGTTGGTGTTGCCATAAATTTATCTCCTAATTAGCCGTGGCTGTAATCCGTAGGTATTTCTAATTGCAGTTTGCATAGTGCCGCCATTTCTAGCTGTTTCTCCAGCGGCTGCTTCTCCAATAAAATACTCAGTTCTGCGTGCACCACGACTATCTGTACTAACTTTTTCTGTTACTGGTTGTCCAGTATAATTGTGTATAACTGTTTCATGATTATATTGCGGCTGAGAAGTACTGTTGCTTCTATTAGCCGACATATTTACTCCCATTTCACCTGTTGGAGTTCTGCCTACGGGTAGTATGCCGCCATTTGCATAGGCCATTACTCCAAGATTACCCATACTATCTTTACGTAATGGCATTATTGCTTCTGGACCCGCCTCACCCATAAGCCCAATACCTTTTTTCATCGGAAACAATACAGGTCGATCTACAATACCACCACGAGCATATTTAGTTGCACGACCTTGATCAAATACTCCGCCCATAGCATAGCCTGGCAAACTCATGCCACCCATCATCACGTCGCCTTTTGCCTTTGGTACAGGCAACATTGGTAATCCAAAAAAGCTTAATCCAATATTAAGTAATGGTCTAAGAGTAGCGGCATATAATGCTGTCATAGCTAATCTTAATTCATATCTGGCTAAATCACTGATCAAACTATTAAATAGTTCTTTACTATTCATTTTTCCAGTTTTAGACCAATTTTCAATAGCATCTGCCATACTATTAAAATATCCACTAAAAGCTTGTTCGTATGTCCTCATACGATCAGTATTTAATAGGTCTGTTTCTATTAGATTTACACTTCTTGCCGAGGTTTGGCGTAGCCTATCTGCTGCTGCTATATTTTTGGCTAATGCACCTTGTGCACCTGTTACTTCTGCTCCACTAGCTCTACCTAAAAAGTCTTCTTCCGGTGCTCCAGTTCCATAGCCATAATCCATGCTACCTGGAGTTATTCCCAATGATGTATATCTAGCACGCAATAAATTTTCTTCTAATTGTTCGCGCTCTCTAAGATTAGCCAATAGTTCATGATCTCTTTGTAATATTATTTCTCTTATTTTAAGATCTGCTTCTTGTCGTCTAGCATTTTGTCCAACTATTAATCCATATTGTCTTAGCACGTCAAAACTTTGTTGGTCAACAGCTAATTGATGTCTTGCAGAGTCTAACGCTTTATCGTCACTTATAGCTGCAATATCTCTGGCTAATTGATTTTTAGCAAATTGGTCTCCTTGTGCTTTTAGACCATTAGTAAAGTCTTGTTGTTGGGTTATAGCACTCTCATCAAGATTAAAGCTTTCTCTAGCATCAAATAATTTTTGTTGTTGTCCTTGTAAACTAGCTGCTAGTACATTTCTGGCTGCTTGTTGTTCGCTACTTAAAGGTTTTGGTAGTATTTCTCCACCTGGACCCATTATAACGTTTTCTTTATCAAATTGTTCTAGTTTATCTCTGGCAGCAGTGATTCCTTTGTTTAATTCTACTTCTGTAGTTTTTCTAAATTGATTTAATCTTTCTTGCCGTTCTATTGTTTGACGTTGTATATCTTGTTCTAAACTAGTGCCCAATATTCCTGCCTTTCTAACTTTTAATATTCCACTTTCAAGATCTAATGTACGCTTTAATTTCTGGGCTTCTAATTCACGCTGTTGTAATATTCTATCATTAGCCGCTTGTAGTTGAGCACTATTCTTTAACCTATCCGCTTCTGTATTTATTAATTTTACGGAAGCATTATATTCTGCTTCACCTGCTTGTCCACGTTTTTTATATATTTCTTCCGCTTTTTGTAGTCTTGCATTTCGCGCAGTTTCAATAATACTTATTTCTTTGTTTGTTTGTTCTGCAAGAAACTGTATATTTGCTGCTATAACTTGTGGTGTATCCATAGCTATACCAGCTACAATTGATTTGGCGTAATTTAATTCAAATTGTAAAGTATCAGTTGCTTGTTTAGCTGCTATATCGATTTCTTTAAATGTTAAATCAAAATCAGATCTTTGCTTTTTAAAGTCAGCTTCTCTAGCTTTTAGTCTGGCTGCCATTCTACGATTAAAAGCACCAAACATTTCTGGAAATTTACTTAACTGACTTTCTAGTGCTTCTGGGCTAAGTTTAGGGTCGGATAATAATCGCTTAACTTCTTCTAATCCGCGAGCTCTTGTTTCAAGTCTAAATAGAGCTTGTTCATTTGCTGACATACTTGCCGGATTTACTGCTTCTGGATTTACATCAATAAATGAAGTAGTACCCTCTTTTTTCAGTCTTTCTATTTCACGAGCGTCTCTGTCTTGAGTTATAGTTAGATTTAATTGATCTAAACTATCGGCCAAGTCATAATTAGCATTAACTAGCTTAGTTTCTATATCGATTGTTTCTTTTTCTAGTTTATTTAGAGCCCTGGCACCTTCAATGGTTTCTACTGGTGCCTTACTTAGAAAATATTTTTGTTGCTCAACGTCTAATTTCTGTAATTCTAATTTAAATTTTTGAAATACTTTTTGACTTTGTTGAATAACACTGGTGCTAATTGCTGTGGCAATAACATTATTCATTGCCATAATTTCTTGTTTTAATTCTGGAAGTCTGGCTTTTAAACTATCTACCACGCTTTGTTGATCACGCATAGCACGATTGGCTTCGCTACCTTCCACACCAGCAAATATTTTACCCTTTAATTTTGTTAATTTGTCTTCTGCTTCTTTTAGTTTTAAGTTTGTAGAATCGATTTCAGGTATTAGTCTACTTTGAATTTCATCACTTAACCTAGCTATTTCAGGTGCAGCATTACCAAATAATCCTGCAAAATCTGCACCTTTTAAACTATCTATTGCAGAAGTAACAGCTTTCCAATCAGGAGAACGTAAGCCTTTATCTAGCTGAGATAAGTACTTAATATTTGTTTCAAACATAGTCGTTAGAGGAGAGCTGTCCTTTAAGCTATTCATAAAACTTTGTGTAGCTTTTTCTGCTAATTGAGCTGAGTCTTTTAAGCCTTTTAAATATAATATATTCTTTTGCTGTTCGTCATTAGTTTTACTAGATGCCGCCGCTAATTTATCTAGTGCATCTGAAAATTTATCTACATCACCTTTTACAGACTTTAATGCTCCAGTAACAGATTCTTTATTAAGTAATGTTTCTCCGTCAATTTGTAATATATCTCGTACTTGGGCTTGATATTCTTTACCTAGAGCACTATCCCCTAATGTATTAATAGTGGACTCAATTCCTCTAGCTACATCTTCGGATACTTTAACCTCTGCACTTTTACCAAATATACCAAGTGTAAGATCTTTACTAGCATTTAATATTTCATCTGTCCAGCTACTAGCACCTTTTAAGTTTTTAAAATCAGTTGCGATCTTAGTTATTGATCCAGATAAACCATCTAGAGCTTTTCCATATGCCAGTACACTTTCTATACGTAAGCTATTTTTATACTTTTCATTAACATCGGCGGCGGTTTCTACATTATTGTTTAGTTCGTCAAGTGTAGCACTAAATTTTTTACTTTCTTTTTCATTAGAACTAAATATTTTATTTAAAATATCAAAAGTTACTAGTATAACCCCAATTATTTTTAAAAATCTAGTAAAATACCCTGCTAATTGCCCTATAGCCTGGCCTAATATTATAGTAGCACCAGATGCATATGTTGCCATCTTGCCCCACATACCTAGCGCAGCTGAATTTTGATTAACGAGATCAGTTAGTTCTTTAAAAGATTCTCGTACTCCTCGTACATCATAGCCTTTGCTTATATTTGCTAATATATTCATTTTTGCGGCATCTGCTGCGGCTGCATCTGCACTGGCTTTTTGAAGATAGGCACTAAGAGAGAATGATCGTATGCTTTCCCCTAGTTCTACTGCCTTTTCGCCACGTCTTTTTACATCATCCTGTAGTTGATTGCGTTTTGCCAACAGTACATTTAATTCATTTTGTAAAGCTATTTGCTTAACAAGTGGTTCACTAGCTTTTTTAGATTGCTCTACTAAAACTTTTTGTGCATCAATTTGTTTTTGTACAGCTTCTACGGCTTGTTTGGCTTGAGGCACTCCAGCTTTAGCTTCTAGACCAGTCTTACCAAATACTTCTCGTTCGCGCACTGACTCGGCTATTTCTTTAGCTCGTGCAGCACTATCTATAGCTGTTTGTTGTAAATAATCTCTATAGTTGGATAGAACTGGAAATACCTTACTAACTAATCTAGCACTAAGGGCTGTTATAGCAATACCAATTAAAGCTGTATTATCAGCTAATAATTTAGCAATAGGCCCGACTATAGTATTAACTACACTTAAAATATTTTGTGCAGTATTTTTAAGACTAGCTAGTAATTTATCGTATGGGTTGCCTTCTTGTGCTATTTCAGCAAACTTATCTTTACCTTCTTTTAATACAGCATTAGCAAATGCTTGTCGGCGCTCAAAGTCTGTTAACTGACTTTCACTTTTTCCAACACTACGAGCATAGTCCGTAACTGCTTTATCTAACTTAGTAAATATTCCTAATTCGTCTAATAGTTCTGGTTCTATTTTTGTAATACCGCGAGTAAGTCTGCTAACAGCATCGCTCATATTTAAACCAAGGGCTTGACTTGCTCCTTTTGCGACTTCAGCAATTGCCATTACCTGATCTTGACCCATACCACTAGTTGTAGCTTTAGTAACTGCTTCAGCTGCGTCTCGTAAACTAATCATACCATCGGTAGCGGCTTCAAAACCTTTAGCCATACTAACTAAACTTGTGCCGCTTTGAGCGCCTAATTGTTGCATACCTCGTATCATTATATCGGTTTGCATTGCCTCTCGCAGTGAAACAAATCCGGCACTTACAGCAAACAGATTAGCCGATAGTTCAGCATATAGTCTAACTAATCCGCCTAGACCACGAGCTTGATCAGCAAAATCTCTGGCTGCTGCACCTCCGCGACCTGTTACTCCGCCGGCTCTAGTGTAGTCATCACCGCCACCACCGGCTCCACCCATAGCTCCGCGAGTATAACGAGCAGACCTAGATGAGCCACTATACTCTCTGCTATTAGCTTGTAAACCGCTATTAACTACTGTTTGTTCTGCACGAACCATTGAATTAGAAGATTCTGTAGCGCGCAAAGCTTGTGCTCCGGCTTGGGTCCCGGTACCGCTAAATGCTCCACTAGCTAAACTTTGAGTTTTGCTTAGCTGTTTATTTAAGTTTTCTACTTCAGCTGTTCGTGTTTGTATAGTACGTTGCTTATCTAGTAAACTTAAATTGATATTTACTGTATTTTCTGCCATAGCTACTCCAGGGCACAGATTCTAGTATACACAACTTTGTGTAAGATTAAACCAATTATATCACAAGGGTAGTAAAATGTCAAACTAAAAATTTTTAACAATAAAAAAGCCCACTAACTACTGTTTAGCGGGCTTTTTCTGTTTTTCATTTATTATATTACCACGTATACCATCAATAATTTTAATAAGCGTTAATATAATTTTTTGATCTTGTGGATCTACTTCTGTATAGTGCAGTATCTCAGTTAAACCTATATAGCTTTTACCTAGATATAAGCCATTAAAACCTTCCCACTCATCGCGTAACATTCTGTACACCATTAGTGCTTGTTGCACTTCTAGCGGAAGATCTTCTAATTCTACAGGTATTTCACTATCTGCTGGTTCATTGCCCAGCTGTTCGCACATTTCAAAATATTGTTGCTTGGTCATGCCAACTTCACTATTTTGAAAATAGCTTTTAAGTTGATCTTCAACTAGGGTTATTTGTTCTTGGAAAAGTTTCCCAGGTCTGCTACCTGTTCGCTAATAAAACTATCAAAATTTGTACTATTTTTCATTAAATATAATGCGTTTTCACTAGTATAACTTAATTCATCTTCTGGATTAAGTGCACTAACATCTACTGGCGCAAGTTGTTCTAAATATTTAATTTTTAAACCATGCCAACCTTTTACTGCTTGATCAACATATAATTGTAAAAATAGTTCATCGTCTAGCTCTTCTTGAGGTTGACGATTTTTAAATGTAGTTTTTGTAGCTTTTTTACGAATATTGATAAGTGTTTCACGACTTAAAAATGCTACATTAATTAAAAATCCAGGCATGCCAGGAAATTCTACTTCAATAGCTTTTGAAGGTACTAAAAGTGATTTTAAACTAAGTTCTGCCATTATATTCTAGAGGTTAATGAAGCCGGTTAAAAAACCGGCTCCGGTTAAAGATTAAGCGTAATATTTAATCTTAATTTCGTTATTATTAAGTATGTTAAATCCTGCGGCGGGGTCAGTGCTTAGGTTTGTGCCTTGTGCTGTAAAGTTTACGGTAGTTGTAATTACTTGTTCAGCATTTACAGTAGGAATAGTTAATACTACACCTGGCATTTCTAAGGCAACATGTGGGGATCCCACGGTTCCACCAATATTTAACTGTAAACTAAATTCTGGTTCGCTGTCTGTGGTAATACTATCTACAAGATCACTAAATAAGTTTGCACTGTATTTAGTGCCACTACTACCAGAAAAAGTTCCTGTGCGTAGATAAGCAGTTAAACTTCCTGTTATACTACGACTACCAGTGAAATAATTAACTGGTTCATTAATACTGCCCATATACGATGGAGTTAAATAAGTAATATTGTTAGATAGCGTAATACTACCGCCTGTTAATGGTAGTATATATGTATCAGCAGCTTGAGGACTTGTTTGCCAACTACCTGTTTGAGTAGCGTTAGTATCCTCGTGTTTACCAACTCCCTTAATTAAAGTAACAGTACTTAATTTATTGGCTAAGAATGGTGCGCTAGTTACTTTTGCTGCATATGAAGGACTAGCGCCCGATAAGGTACCAGTCCATTGAGTTGTACCACTAGGAGCTGAAATTCTGCGAACTTTTCTAGCTTGCCCACTCCATTGAATACTAGCAATTGCATCAATACCAAAATCAATAGTTGCTTGATTTAGTGAGCAATCGTCTAGTAAAAAACAATTTTGATCAAAAATAACTATAATGCCAAAACGTTGTAATTGATGTTTTGCAGAGTTTGCTAAGGTTACATAAGACGGACTACTACCAGTTTGGTACTTCCATGCAGCTTCATTAGGACTAGAATCACTAATAGGTGCTGCGCTAAACATGGCATTCCACAAGTATTTTTCTTCGCAGTCAATCCTGGCTGCAGAAGGAGTATTTGAAGCTGTATATGTAAATGTTATAGAATGACCAGTTTCTAACTCATTATCAGGATCAAGCACTTGGGCAGTAAGCTGTCCGTTAGTAGCAGCAGTATAACCACTACCGCCATTAACAATTCTAAACCCTACTAATTTTTGGTATGTACCCAGCGTACTATCAGTACCAAATACGGGTGCTAATACAGCTGCTGTTCCGCTTGCTGGGGCATCTACTACAACTATAGTATTAGGGCCATACTTATTTGTAAATATAGTGCTATTATTAAAATCAGCTTGAGTAGAGTTGTGTGCTGGAAATGCTCCGCTGCCACTATAATTACCTGTTGATGCGCCAGCACTATTAGTGTATGTAGCACCTATACTAGTAATTGTTCCAGCTACAGATGCGGCCTGATATGGTCGCATATAAGTAGTAAAATTAAAATCAACTGGATTTAATGCTGTATTAAAACTGCGCTGGCCTCTAGTAGGAGCTGTACCTGTTTCATTAACACCAATTGTTTCTACAGCGGTAGTTTGACTAAAACTTAGGTCATCTAATACTTGAATTTCTGCAGTATTTGTAGCATCAAATCCTGATGTAAGAATGACACCTCTAGTTGCTAGGTCTGGACTAACGTTAGTAGTGAAGAAAACTCTACTATTACGTAATAAATTAATTGACATATTATATCCCTCTAGGAAGGTATTTGTCCAGCTATTACGAGACTTTTATCTGTAGTTGGCTGTTCAAAATACGGTTGCTTACATGACCTGATAAC